CTGGAAAGGAAAGGCACACATGAAAATGGCCAACGACAACTCAGAGTTCATGCGACATGAACCTTGCCCAAGCTGCGGGTCATCGGATGCGCTGGCTGTCTATGGCGATCAAGCCACAGAAGAAGTCCATCATTCATGGTGCTTTTCCTGCCAGACATTCACGAAAGGAGATCATTTGGACGGAAATAGCAAACCAAGACTGTCACTGGAGTCGCTGTCAGGACTACTGAATGGCGACTACACCGAAATCACGGCACGCGGCCTGACAGAAGAAACCTGTCGAAAATACGGCTACATGGTCGGCGAATACAAAGGTCAGCGTGTGCAAATTGCAACCTATCGCGACGCATCAGGACAGCCTGTAGCACAAAAGCTGCGCACAAAAGACAAACGCTTCACGATGCTGGGTAATGCGAAAGCCGCAACTCTGTTCGGAAGCCACCTCTGGAAAAACGGCAAGAAGCTGGTGATCACAGAAGGTGAAATTGACTGCATGTCTGTATCGCAAGTGCAGGGCCACAAGTGGGCGACAGTTTCACTCACGCAAGGCGCTACATCGGCAGTCAAGACAATCAAGGACAACTGGGAATATGTCACCAAATTCGATGAGGTGATCCTGATGTTCGATATGGACTCAGTCGGTCAGAAAGCTGCGCAAGAAGCAGCCGCGATCTTACCAGTCGGCAAAGCAAAGATTGCCTATTTGCCTACCAAAGACGCCAATGAAGCGTTACTGGCTGGCAAAACCGAAGACATCATCACCGCTATCTTTCAGGCTCGTGAATATCGGCCTGACGGCATTGTGGTGGCCACAGACTACCGTGACATCATAGGTGAGGACGAAACAGCTTCGGCTGTGTCTTTTCCATACTCCAGCCTCAATGACAGCTTTCTGCTGGGGCTTCGGCCTAACGAAATCTGTCTGATTGCTGCCGGTAGCGGAACAGGCAAGACCACATTCGTCAAAGAGATTGCCTACCACCTTCACCAACAGGGTGAACCCGTTGGATTGATTATGTTGGAGGAGTCAAACAAGCGCAGCCTCTTGTCGCTCACGGGTATCCACATGAACCGAAATCTGACCCAAGACAGAAGCGACGTCAGCGATGAAGAAATCGTTGAAGCGTTTGACGATCTGTTCGGGGAAGGTCGGAATCCTGTGTACTTGCTAGATCACTGGGGTAATTCGGATGTCGACGTGATCTGTCAGCGTATTACCTATATGGCCAAAGCGTTATCGCTCAAGTGGATTGTACTTGATCACATATCCATCCTTTGCACCCAGATGGGCGGCAATGGTGGCTTTGGCTCTGAACGTATCATGATCGATTACGCGATGACCCGCCTAGCCAGCCTAGTCAGAGAATGTGGCATCGGCCTGATACTTGTGAGCCACGTCAAACGTCCAGAAGGCAACTCAGGCCACGAAAGCGGTGGCCAGCCAGTTCGACTGAACCACCTTCGGGGCAGTTCTAGCCTTGGTCAGCTATCAGACAGCGTCATAGCCCTCAATGTAGACCCAGACGAACCAGATTCTGACCTACGTCACGTTCACGTCCTGAAGAACAGGTACACGGGCATGACCGGCTATTGCTGCACATTGAAATACAACCGCGAAACAGGGCGCCTCATGGAAGAGGAGTTGTCCCACCTATTTGAAACAGAAACAGAAGAGGAAGAGCAACATGCTGAAAGCAGCGAACGACAACCACAAGAAGTGGCTTGAGTTTCACGAGGAAAACCCAGCCGTTTACGACCTGATCAAACACTTTGCGATGATAGCCATCAAATCAGGCCGTGAGCATTACGGCATCAACTCAGTGATCGAGCGAGTGCGCTGGCACACGACAGTGGAAACTGGCGGCGCCTCGTACAAGATCAACAACAACCACGCTCCGTTTTACGCACGGTTGTTTGAAGCAGAACACCCAGAACATGCGGGTTTCTTCCGCCAACGCAGACAGCACGAAAGGAGTGCCGCATGAAGCAAATGCTAGGAATTGAGGCTGACGTTGATGATATCTTTGGTATCCCCGACAAAAGCATGGACGACTACCACGAAGAAGCCAGTGAGTTTGCGATCTACGATGGGTCGCTATACCCACTGTTAGGTATGCTTGGGGAAGGTGGCGAAGCTGCCAACAAGCTACAGAAGATGATGCGTGACCGTGGGATGCCCGCTGGTCATACGTTTGAGGCTTTTGATGAGTACCTGACCGAAGAAGAACGTGCCGATCTCGCCTACGAATGTGGCGACATTCTCTGGTTTCTGACGATGTTCATAGACGAACTTGGCTACAGCCTGTCTGAAGTTGCCACCATGAACATTGAGAAACTCAAAGACCGTAGCAATCGTGGGGTGCTACAGGGCAGCGGCGACCACCGCTGATGCGTTACATATGGGACTTGGAATCCAATGGCTTCCTTGAAACCCTGACCAAAATCCACTGCATTGCAATGATGAACGCCGATGACCCCGAACAGACTTGGGTATTCGGCCCCAATGACATCAAAGCTGGCATGAAGATGCTGGCTGAAGCCACTGAAATCATTGGGCATAACATCTTGTGCCACGACATTCCTGCATTGATGAAAGTCTACCCGAAATTCAGCTTAGATGGGGTGAAGATCACGGACACACTTGTCCTGTCTCGCCTCATCAAGCCTGACCTTTTCGACGAGGATTTCGCACGGAATATGCCTATCGACGAATTTCCACGCAAATATTACGGCTCCCACAGCCTGAAAGCGTGGGGTTTTCGTACAGGGCAGCTGAAAGGTGATTTTGGTGAGCAAACAGATTGGTCAGAGTGGACACAGGGGATGCAAGATTATTGTCAAAATGACGTGGTCGTGAACTACGCACTTTGGCGTGAACTGACATCCGTTGAGTTTTCACAACGTGCCATCGATTTTGAACATGAGATGGCTGAGATTTGTCACCGCATAGGCAACGCAGGATGGCATTTCGACGTAGACAAAGCGGGCGCCTTGTACGCAAAGCTAGCTGGCGAAAAAGCCAAGCTGGAAGCCGAACTCAAGGAATTGTTTCCACCTTGGACACAAGAGGAAATGTTCATACCAAAGCGCAACAACAAGCGCCTTGGTTACATTGAGGGCGAACCCTTCATCAAGAAGAAGGAAATCACGTTCAACCCAAACAGCCGCAAGCACATCCACCGATGTCTGGTCGAAAAATATGGCTGGAAGCCAAAAGCCTTCACGACGAATGGTGACGCCAAGATTGACGAAGCTGTTCTAACCAAACTGCCTTACCCTGAAGCCCAAAAGCTGGCCAGATCGTTTCTATTGCAGAAGCGGATCGGAATGTTAGCGGAAGGTAATCAGGCGTATTTGCGCTTGGTTGAGGGAAGGACGTTACGTCACGTCATCAACTCCTGTGGGGCTGTGACTGGGCGTTGCACACACTTCAACTTCAATGCTGCGCAAGTGCCGTCAGTTCGCGCACCCTACGGTGTGGAATTTCGGTCTTTGTTCGGCGTTCCAGATGGATATTCGCTTGTTGGCGCTGATTTGTCAGGGATCGAATTGCGATGTCTAGCCAACGTGCTTCAGGATCGAGGCAAATATGCCGACATCATCTTGAATGGCGATATCCATACAGCCAACCAGCACGACATGAAGCTAGCCACGCGAGACATGGCAAAAACGGCCATCTATTGCATGATTTATGGCGGAGGCGACGCTCGTTTGGGTGAAGTTGTAGGCAAGGGGGCCAAAGAAGGCCGCGAGTTGCGCAACAACTTCATGAAAGCAAACCCAGCGTTTGCTGACCTTACCCGACAATTGAAACAAGTAGTCGCCAGAAGAGGCCATTTGATCGGCTTAGACGGCCGTAGACTGCATGTCAGAGGTCACGCTCAACTCAACGTCCTGCTTCAATCAGCGGCCGCTCTGGTCGCCAAGAAGTGGGTTCAAATCATAGACCAAGAGATACGCACTCAAGGGCTGGACGCCAAGATTTTGTCGTTCGTTCACGATGAGGTGCAGATACAGGTTATTGCCGGAAAGGAACAGCAAATTGGTGATATCACTAGCAGAGCATCGCGCAAAGCGGGCGAACACTTCGGGTTCTCAATCCCGATCGAGTCCGAATACAAAATCGGAAAAAACTGGGCAGAAACCCACTAGGAAAGAACAGCGTCAACAAGATCAGTTCATGGAGAACGTCCAGATTGTCTTGGAACACGCAAGGCTTCGGCCGTTCACTACCAAAAGCGACATAGCACGGGCGTTGGCAAACGAGATTGCTGTCTGTGCTTGTGACGGGCTGATCACTACAAGGGTCAGCGACACGACAATAGGCAACATCTGGATGATCACAGCAGACGGGCTTGAAGCACTTGAGTGGTTTCAGCAATGAAGCTGCTGATTGACACAGACATCCTGCTATTCAAAGCAGCAACCAGTGCAGAGGTAGAAGTGGATTGGGGGGAGGACGTCTTCAGTTTATGGACGGACCTCAAGAACGCCAAAAGCCACTTCCAGCAACAGGTTGATCAAATCATGGAAAAGACAGGCTCATCAGACTGTCTCTTCTGCCTATCAGACCCCAAGGGCAATTTCCGCAAGGACGTGGCCCCGTCATACAAAAGCGGGCGTAAGAAGACCCGCAAACCAGTCGGCTACGTCAAGCTGGTCGAATGGATCAAAGAAACCCATCCCACATATCAGCGCAATCTTTTGGAAGCTGACGATTGCATGGGTTTGCTTGCGACAGGCGAATACAAAGGCAAGTGCATCATCGTATCAGACGACAAGGACATGCTCAGTATCCCCTCAGAACTATACAGGCCAACCAAAGACGAGCGTCTGACGGTCACTGAGGCTGAAGCTGACAGGTTCTTCCTGACACAG